CGGCGCTTCTGCGTGGAGGAGTGCGCGCGGGTGTTCCGGGTGCCTCCACACCTAATCCAGGACCTGATGCGGTCGACGAATAACAACATCGAGCACCAGGGAATTGAGTTTGCAATTCACACGATTCGCCCGTGGCTTGTGCGAATTGAGCGGCGTCTGAATTACACCCTGTTTGGGCCAATCGAGGGCACCGAATACTACTGCGAATTCGACATGGACGGGCTGCTACGTGGCGATTCGGCGGCACAGGCAGACATTCTCGCGGCCGAGTTCCAGAACGCGGTGCGCACGCCGAACGAAGCCCGCAGGAAGCGTAACCTCAACCGGATCGACGACCCGAACGCGGACAAGCTCTGGCGGCAGGGCGCGACGGTACCTATCGATGAAATGACGGAGCAGGCCGAGACGCAGCAGGAACAGGAGGAGGTTGCCCAGTGACCCAGACTCGTTTCATTTCAGAGTTTCGCGCCGCGCCCGCGCGGGCCGGCGAGCAAGCTTCCGCCCGGGTGAAGCAAATGGTGGTCTACAGTGGCGCTCCTGTCTATCGCTTCGATTGGTGGAGTGGCGAGGAATACATGCTCACACTCAGCACTGACCCCGAGCACGTCAACCTCAAGCGCATGCGGAACGCCCCAGTCCTCGCCGACCACTATCGCAGCGTCGACCGCACGGTGGGTGTCGTCGAGGATGTCTGGCTCGACGGCAAGAAACTGATGGCCGAAACGCGATTCGCTGAAACGGAGGACGTTGCCGACGTCTGGGCCAAGGTTGAATCGGGCATCATCCGCAACGTGAGCGTGGAAGCCGCGGTGCTTCAGACCAAAGACACCAGCAAAAAAGGAGACAAGATGCGCTCGCTGCTGGCGATCGACTGGGAGCCCCAGGCCGTGGCGCTGGTGCCCGTGGGCGCGGACCCCGGCGCGCAGTTGCTCAGCGGCGACGCGGGCTCAGCGATCTGGCTCCCCGAGGAACTGTACCGGAAACCCCAAGGATTTGATTTGACCGCATCGGCCGAGGCCGTGGCGGAGGAATTCGCGGAGACTGGCGCGGCCAGCGATGCGAAAGCGGCCAGCAACCATCAACTGCTGGCCTTGCTGATGCGGCGCCGCCGCGCAGCGTAGACACGAAAGAGAGGAAAGCATGCGAAAAAAGCAACTGCTTGAACAGTTGGCCGCGCTGCGCACAAAAAAGCGCGACCACGAACAGCGGCTCGAACTCGCGGCTACTACCGGGGAGCCGGTCAAGCCCGAAGAGGTTCAGGCCCTGCATCAAATGGACAATGACGAAGCGGCCATCAATGCCGAACTGAAGTCAATCGAGGAACTGGAAGCCCGCGTCAAGGCTCGCGCAACCGATGTCCGGGAAACCGCACAGGTGCACGACCTCCGCGAAGATCGGCCCTTTGCGAGCCCTGGCGACTTCCTGCGGTCGGTGGCTCTTGCCTCAATGCCTGGCAACGACATGGACCCGCGCTTGCGTCAGTTCGCGCCGACTGGTTCCGGCGAAACCGTGCCTTCGGACGGCGGCTTTCGCGTCGGCCAGGATGTCGCGGAACTGATGTACAACCGCGGCTTTCAGATGGCGAGCGTGGCGTCCCGCTGCTCGCGCCGGCAACTCAGCAGCCCATCCGGCAAGCTGGTCATCCCGTACATCGATGAAACCTCTCGCGCGAACGGCAGTCGCTACGGCGGAGTGCGCGTCTACCGCCGCGCGGAGGCTGACTCGGTTACGGCGGCCAAGCCGAAGTACGGCCGCCTGGAGATCGAAGCGTTGTCAATGATGGGCCTTTGGTACGTCACCGAAGAGCTGCTTCAGGATGTTACCGCGCTCGAGCAGGAAGGCACACAAGCCTTCTCCGATGAGTTCTCGTTCAAGCTGGACGACGAGATCATCAACGGCAACGGCGTGGGCCAGTGTGAAGGCGTGCTGAACGCTTCCGCGCTGATCAGCGTCAGCAAGGAATCCGGCCAGGCCGCGGCCACTATTGAGTACGAAAACCTCGTCAAGATGTATACCCGCATGCCGATCGGCAACCGCACGAATGCCGTGTGGTACATCAATCAGGACATCGAACCCCAATTGATGACGCTGGTTCAGGTCATCGGCACGGGCGGCGTTCCTGTCTACCTGCCTCCGGGTGGAGTCTCCGCCGAACCTTACGGTCGCATCTTCGGGCGTCCGGTCATCCCGATTGAACACTGCGCCACGCTCGGCACGGTGGGCGACATCATCCTGGCCGACATGAGCCAGTATGTTTTGGTCGAGAAGGGCGGCATCGCCGCGGCGCAAAGCATGCATGTGAGGTTTTTGTACAACGAAATGTCATTCCGCTGGACTGCCCGCATTGGCGGCAAGCCTCGCTGGCGCTCGGCAATAACCCCGTTCAAGGGCACATCCACGGTCTCGCCGTTCATCGCCCTGGCTACCCGCGCGTAAGGAGATACTGACATGGCCACACTGACCAACCTCGAAACTCTGCATTTTGTTAAGGGGCTTGACCCCGTGGCCGATGCCCTCTCTGGCACGGTCTACAGCGATGTCGTCGACATGAAAGAGCACTACGAAATGCTCTTTGTGATCTACAAGGGGGTCGGCACCACCGGCACCTCCGCGATCACGGTCCAGGCATGCGACGACACGACGCCCTCGAACCGAACCGCTATTCCGTTCTGGTATCGCGCGATCACGAGCGGCGATACCCACGGCGCGATGACGGCGGCGGCTGCGACCGGCTTTACCCTGACTGCCGGATCCTCGCAGATCTACGTGATCGGCGTCACCCAGGAGCAGCTCATCTCCAGCGGCTACCGCTACGTGCAACTCAAGGCGGTCGAGGATACTAATGACCCTGTTCTGGCCGGAATCCTGATCATCGGATGCCAGCCGGTTCATGCGACCGCCCACAACAGCATCGTCGACTAACATGCAACCGGGAGCGGGCTTCGGCCCGCTCCCTAACCCCTGAACCTAATCAACTTAGGACTCAAAGGAGAACAGGTGAATACAAAAGCAAAATACACGCGGCGCAATCTTGCGTTTCGGGATGGAGATTACTCGCCGGCAAATGGTGTCAGTCTATGGGAGACGTGCCCGCAGTTGGCCGCGCTCGACCCTGCGACCGCACACACATTCTTTGACGATTTCTACCGCGTCGATATCACCGGCGCGGACGTCGGCTGGATTTCGACCGAGACGGAGGGCGGGACTGGCGATGCCGCGATCACCGTTACCGATGCCGCTGGAGGGGTATTGTCGATTGTCAACGACGACCTCGACAACGACTCCGTGGAGCTGCAATGGAACTGCGAGTTATTCAAACTGGCCGCAGACAAGCCCTGCTGGTTCGAAATCCGGCTGAAAGTTTCCGAAGCCACCCAGAGCGATTTCTTCGTCGGGCTGGCCAAGACGAATACGACCGTCATTGACTCACCCGCAGACGCCATCGGATTCAAAACCGACGACGGCGATGCCAATATCGACTTCCTCACCGACAAAAACGGCACACCCACCGCGACTGATACCGGCTCTGATCTCGTCGCGGATACATGGGTCAAGCTTGGGTTTTTCTTCGACGGCGACGGGTCCGCATTAGCCTACGTGGATGGCGTGCTCAAGGCCACCCACACGACGAACATTTGCGACGACGAAGAGTTGACCGTCTCGATCGCCTGGCAGAATGGCTCCGCCGGCGCGAAAACGATGTCGGTAGATTATGTCAAGGTGGTTCAGGTCCGGTAACAGTTAGCCCCTCCGGAATGGGGCGGATTCCGAAGCCGCCCCGATTTTTAACATGGTCTTCCCACGATCGCTTATCACGGCTCCGACCGAGGAGCCAGTTTCGCTCGTCGAGGCGCGCGAGCATTTGCAAGGCCCTCCCGAGGAAGACGATGCGCTGATCGATGCGCTACTGAAAACTGCGCGGATACACATTGAGAACATCACCGGACGAGCGCTGATGACGCAGACGTGGGACGTGTATCCTCCAGATTTCTGCGGGGACACGATTTCTTTGCCGCTTGGCGTGCTTCAGTCCGTCACGTACATCAAATACACCGACACAGCGGGGACGCAGACGACCGTAACCGCATCAGACTATCACGTGGACGCCATCAGCGAGCCTGGAAAGATTGTGTTGGCCTACGGTGCCTCATGGCCTTCCACTACGCTGAAAACATCTAATCCCATCGTCGTTCGGGGCGTGTTCGGCTATGCCAGTGCGACGCTCGTTCCGTCACCGTTGAAGCACGCAATCCTGCTGCTGCTTGGGCACTACTATTCGAACCGTGAACCCGTCGTGGTCTCCGACCGCGCGGGCGCCCGCGAAATTGAGATGCCTCATACCGTTCTGGCGCTTATCGCGCCGTACCAGTTATGGCACTGAATACCCCAGGCGTCCGGTTGGGCGAGATGCGCCACGTGGTCACCATCGAGCGGGTGACGCGGACAAAAAGCGGCAGCACCGGCAACGATTCGGAAAATTGGCTCCCGTGGAAGACCGTCCGCGCGGCTATTCGGCCATCTGGCGGGCGCGAGTTCTTTTCCGGGCGCCAGGTTGTCTCTGAGGCATCCGCAATGCTGGCTATGTGGTATCAGCCGATCAACGCGGCAGACTACCGCATCACTTACGCGGATCCAAAAAACGAGCAGACGCGGACCTACGGTATCCGCGGCATCACAACCGCCGATGAAACGCGCGGCCTGATGATTCTCTCCTGCGAAGAGATTGACCCGGAATAATGGCTGGCAAAACCACCATTCAGGTGCAAGGGCTCGCGGATGTGCGGCGGCGGCTCCAGGGCGCGCGCATCGGCCTAAGTGGCCCATTGCAAGATGCTCTGGTCATAGCGGCGAAGACGATCCGATCAGAAGCCGAGCGCCTCGCTCCGCGCGGGGAAACCGGCAACCTGAAACGGTCCCTGCGTGCGAGCCCTGGCCGCGCCACGAAAACATTTCTCCAGTCGTTCGTTTTCACTCTGGGGCAGATCGCGCCGCACGCCCACCTGATCGAGTACGGCACGAAGCCGCATAGCATCATTCCGAAGAAAAAAGGCGGAATCATGGCCTTCGGTCGCTTCTTCGTGCGGAAGGTTCAGCACCCCGGCGTGAAGCCTTGGCCGTTTTTCCAGATGGCCGTGCGCAACAAGCGGGCACAGGTGCGCCGCATCGTGACGCAGGCAGTACAGCAGGTGACCGCAAGGCTCAATGCCCAGGCTGGTTGAGAGAGCGTTTGGCGTGCTGTCCGCTGCGGCGGGCGTGACGGCACTGATTGGCAGCGGTGCAAGCTGCCGGATCTACGAGGGGCTGGCTCCGCAGCGGCCTACCTATCCATTCGTGGTGGCCGAGTATGAGGACGAAGAGAGGCCGCACCAGTTTGGCGCGTTGCCTTCCATCGCCGGAGCCAGGCTCCGCTACATGGCCTATGTGCAGACGAATCCGGCTGGCTCAGACGCCATCGCCGATGCGATCTATGCCGCGATGATGGGCGCGGAATCTAGTCTCAGTGTCGAGGCCGTCAACTTCGAGTCACGCAACGAATCTATCGAGTGGGATATGGACACAGGGCATCGCGTGTTCGTGACCTCTCTCGAATTTCAGATCTATTTCAGGCCTTAAGGCAGGAGGAAAGCAATGGCAATCAAGGCAGGCAAGGGCGGAGCCTTTAAGCTCTCGACCAACACGGTCGCAGAGATCGACCAGTGGACACTCAATTTCGGCCCCAACCTCGTCGGGAGTGCGGCATTCGGCGATGACTGGGAGGAGAACACGGCGACGCTGCGAAAGTGGAGCGGGACCGCTAAGGGCCGTTTCGACATCACCGATACCAACGGATGGGCGGCATTGCAAACCGCAGCACTGGGCGGGACCACCGTGAGCGCTCGCTTCTACGAAGATGGGAGCAAGTATTACTCCGGTACATGCTATGTCGAGATTGCGCATTCGCAAGAGGTCAACGGCCTCGTCGAAGCATCGCTCAATCTGACCGGTAGTGGGGCGCTCTCCTACACGTAATAGCCATGACGCCAGAAATGATCAACGCGGTAGTGGCGGCGGAGTGCGCGCGATTCGAGGGCGCCGTTCTTGAACTGCTACGCACAAACGCCGCGCCGCCGGAAGCGGTGCAACGCATGCGGGCACTTGCTGCCCGCATCGCGGTTTTCGCCGATCAGTCTGAAGTCGTGATCGGAGGAGAGGAGGCTGGCGATGGCAGTCTTGGCCGGTAGCGGCGGCGATATCTACATCGCCACGGGCGCGGGCTCGACTTTTACGACGGAGGCGACGACGCTTGTTTCTGGGACGACGTACCAGATCAACGACACGTCGAAGCGGCGATGGGACCCCACTGCGACATTCATCGTCTATGACGGTGGGTCGCCGGTAGACGCGGGGCTCTACTACCTGATTCATGCGACCGGGAAAGTAAAGTTCATCTCTGCGCCTGGCGGCGCGGTGACGGTCAGCGGCAAGTATCTGACAGTCTCGGCATTCGCACAGGCGATGGAGTGGACGCTCAATGCTGGATTCTCTCTCCAGCCGTCCGCTGTGTTTGGTGCGACATGGGAAGCCAATACAGCCACGATGGGCAAAGGAACGGCCACCGTCAAGCGATTTGCCAATCAGGACGGGTACTTCCACACGAACGTCGGGAACCTATTTTGCCTGGAGCTGCATATCGTCTCAGGCGCGCAGAAGTACGCCTGTTACGGCTATGCCGACGATTCGCTCGACCTCTCGAATACTGGCCTCGCGCAGGAAAACGTGTCTTTTACGCTGTCCGGCGCCGTTGATTACATCTCGTCCTAGGAGTCTATGTCTCTCACCCAATCCATCCTCGAATCTGCCGATCTGAAAGAAGAGTTGTTGGAGGTCCCCGAGTGGGGCGCAACAATTCTCCTGCGCGGGCTGATGTGCGACCAGCTCGAGCGCGCTCGCGAAGGCGCGCGGAAGAGACGCGACGCCGGTATCGATAGCGCGATGTTCGGCGTGCTGCTGATCATCGAATCCGCTTGTGACCCGGAGACGAAAAAGCCCCTCTTTGAGCAAGCGCACCGGGACGCACTGATCAAAAAGTCGGCTGCCGTGATCGACCGCGTTGCGACCGTTATCCTTCACATCTCCGGGATCGACGCCAAAGCGAAAGAGGAAGCGGAAAAAAACTGAGAGAGGGCGGACGCGTCTGGTTCGACCTTGCGGAGCGGCGGGGGTTCCGCACGGTGGCCGAACTCAAGCGCCGGATGAGCGCGGCGGAGATGGAGCAGTGGCTCATTTACTACAAGATGGTCGCGGCTGAACAAAAATGAGTCTGGCGTCTTTAATTGTCCGCATCGGCGCGGACCTCGGCGACTACGACCGCAAGCTTGCAGCGGCAGAGCGACGGATCGGCGAGTTTGGATCCAAGCTCAGCAACGTCGGCAACTCGTTGACGCTGGGCCTCTCCCTCCCGCTCGCCGCGTTCGGTGGCGTCGCACTCAAGGCGGCGGCGGACATCGAGGCACTAAAGATGGGCCTAACCGCCGTTACGGGTAGCGCCGCTGAAACTGAGCGGCAGTTCACGGAGCTAAAGGAGGTGGCCAAGCTCCCCGGTCTTGGATTAACCGAGGCCGTGCGCGGGGCTACGAATCTTCAGGCCATCGGGTTCTCCGCGTCGAAGTCTAAAGACATTCTTCTCCAGTTCGGAAACGCCCTGGCGTCGGTTGGGCGCGGGCGCGAAGATTTGGAGGAAGTGACCCGGCAACTCGGCCAGATGGCAAGCCGGGGCAAGGTCACCGCGGACAATCTCAAGCCCATCATTGAACGGGTTCCGCAAGTCGCCTCGATCATCCGCAAAGAGTTCGGATCAATTGATACCGAAGTGCTCCAGAAGATGGGCATCTCTGCGGAAAAGATGACCGATACGCTGCTGACGGAGTTGGGTAAGCTCCCGCGCGTATCAGGCGGGCTAAAGAACGATTTTGAGAACCTGAAGGACTCGATGACGCTGGCCTTTGCGGAGGCCGGCGCTGCAATCGCCCCGTTTGCCAAGGCGTTTATCGATGACTTCGCTGTCCCTGCCATTGGTCACCTGAAAAGTCTCGCCGAAGGATTCCGGGATCTCCCGCGCCCGGTCCAGGATGCGACGGTCGCCTTTGGCGGCCTACTACTACTCGGACCCGGTCTGTTGTCGCTCCTCGGCAACATGATCACGAATATTGCGACAATTTCCGGGGCAATCAACAAACTCGGCGGAGCGCTGGCTGTTCTCAAGATCGGTGCTTGGGCCACTGGCTTGGCGTCGGTTGCATTTTCGATCTACGAGGTAGCCAAGGCTACCACTTGGATGGACAAAGGCAATAAGGCGGTAGCAGACGCGAACAAAAGCCTCACCGCAACGCTCGACGACCTCCACGAGCGGCTTGTCAACATCGGCCAGGGCAAAGCGGCCTGGGCTCTGCGTGAGCAATTCTACGCCGGCTCGCTCACGGCGGAACAGTACTCAAAGTCGCTGCTTGGACTGGCCCAGCGGTTTGCGCCAGTTGTCGAGGCCGCAAAGAAAACATCGCCTCCGATCATCGCGAGCAAAGAAGCGATGGAGAAGGCGGCGGCGGAGGCCAAAAAGCTCGAACACAACTACAAGCTGGCTGTAGATCAACTCGCCCGGGTGGACGAAGCGCACAACGCAACACGCGCGCATCAGCGGCTCGCTTCTGCTATTGCCGAGGCGACCCCGGAGGTGAACAGGCAGCGGTACGCGCTGGAAGCGGCTGAGTTCTCCGGCGTGGCGGCAGCGACCGCGATCAGCGAAGCGAAGCGCAAGATGACGACCATCATCGAAGGCGCATCGGTCGCAATCGAAAAAGAACTCGACCTCTTTCGCAAGCTTGATGATGCAGTAGAGAAGTTCCGGGACAACCAACTCAGGGGCATCGAAGAGTCCATGGGCGGGCGCAACATGGATGCCACGCTCGACAAGGCCGCAAAGAAAAACGAGGACACCGCGCGGCGCGTCGAAAGCGTCTGGGGTCGCGCCGGGCGCCAGGTGTCGACGATCACTACTGACCTCGGACGAAGCCTGACAGACCTGATGGTCAAGGGCGGCAAGCTTAAAGATGTCATGGCCGATACGTTCGGAGAGATCGGGAAATCTCTGCTGCGCTCAATGATCTAGGCCCAGATCCGGCGCGTCACCAGTGCTGTTATGGACCTCATCTCGAAAAGCGGCATACTCGGCAAGGTGCTCGGTGGAATCTTCGGCGGCGGCGCTTCTGCTGCGGCGGGTGGTATCGGGCAAGCGGCGGGTAGCGCGTCGGGCGCTGCTGGCTCCATCGGCGGCGGTGCTGCGTCGGCGGGGTCCGCGGCAGCGAGCGGAATCATGGGCACCATCGGCGCTATCGGCTCTGTGGTGGGCGCGGTGTCCGGAGTCATCGGCAATTTTCAGTTCGCCGGAATGAATAAGTCGCTGGACCTGATCGAGAAGGAGGTCCGCTACAGTCAGATTCACCTACTCGGTCTGCTCGAAAAGGCCAATGAGTTTTGGCCATTTGCGAAAAACAACAACGATGCGATCTGGGCGACTCGCGATGCACTCCTTGACCCGGTTACGAGCACAATGGAACGCGTCCTGACGGCACTGCGGACGCTAAAGATCGAGGGCGGTATGCCAGTGGTGATCAACCTTGACGGCAAGGTTTTGGCCCAGGCAATCGTCCGGGAATTGAAACTCGCTGGCGCATAGATGGCCATCTCCGCAACCGTCAACGATGTGGCCCGCGATGCGCTGGTAGGCAGTGGCTCACTGACATGGCGACTCGGCTATCCTCCGCAGGCCAACCTCGCATTCCTCGACCCGGCATCCGCGCCGGCCGTGGGGCAATCGGTGGGAGCCTTCGAGGATGCCGATCGGCTATTCGGCGGCACCATCGACGAGGTGACGCAGGAACTCTGGTCAAGCTACACCGGGAACAAGATTCTGTATCGCGTGCGTGCGGTCGGGTGGGAGCAACGCCTCCAGAAGCGGTTGATGAAGCCCGCTGCGAGCATCGCGGCGCCGGGAACGACGTATCTGGCGTGGTCGGGGACATGCGACACGAGCGGGACGGCTGTTACCTGGGTCAGTGGAGATCGATTCGATCCGAATTTCGTGGGCTCTAAATTGGCGATCAACAGCACGCTCTACACGGTATCGGCGGTCGCCTCGCCAACGGCGGCGACGCTTTCCGCGACGGCGGGCACCCAGACCGGTGTGGCGTTCGCCTGGCCGATGAACTGCGGGAACATCTTTCGGTCGGTTGTCACCAACTTCGCGGACGGTGAAGGCTTCACGCTGGAAACGATTGACGACGGCGAGACGTTAGAAAAGGAAGTCTACGATCACTCCTGGACTGTGGCGGCCGTGCTTGACAGGCTGGCAAAAGCCAGCAACAAGATCTGGTACTCGGACCCGGACAAGGGCTTGTACTTCACCGCCAGGACTGGTACCGCTGCACCCGTAGCGATCACGGTCAGCAACACTCTTCGGGAGTCCTGGGAGTGTCGCACGACGCGGGAGGAAGCCCAGAACGCGCATTACCGCCGCGTCTCGTTCCAAGCCTTCGCCCAGAAGGAAGCCGTGCTTCCCGGCGACGCAAGCGCCAGAGTCTTCTACCTCGACCACCCTGCGGCGTTGGTCGAGTCTGGCCTACTCCGCACGGTGGACGGCGTGCTGGAGGCGACCTTTGGGAGTCGGGACGCGGCGGCCGGCGACGTCGGCTATGACTTCTATTGGGGTTTGGGAGAGTACGGCATCACGCAGGATGCGGCGCTCTCGGTAAACGTCTCCGCGGCATCAAATGATACCCCCATTGAGATTACGACCGCATCGGCTCACGGGCTGAAAACCGGGCACCGGGTGACGATTGCAGCCGTCGACGGCAACTCCGCGGCGAATGGAACGTGGCGCATAGACGTTACGGCGGCCGACAAATTCACGCTGCGCGGGTCCGAAGGCAACGGTGCTTACACGAGCGGCGGAACGGTGGCCGCGAATACGACGCTGACCGCTGACGATTCCATCGTCGTCTTCTATCGTGACGCGGGCGGCGATATCGTTTCGGCCGTCGACGCCTCGGATCAGAGCACGCGTGGAACGGTCGAGGGCAGCAGCGGCAAGTACGAGATTTTCGAGGATGACTCGCAATCGGTCGACGCCGTGGGCGCGCAGGAGTTCGCCAACAACATAGTAGGCGCGCGGGCTCCGAATATCATTCAAGCGCGCTTTCAGACCGAAACAACCCTGGGGCTCCGCGTGGGCCAACTTGCATCCGTGACGAACTCCAGATATGGACTGAGTGCGGCGCAGATGCTCATCGAGGAGATCACGGCGCGCGACGTCGACGGCCAGTACTGGCGTTGCTCTCACAGCGCTATCGATGCGGTGTACCTCGATGGGTGGCGCGAGTGGTTTGCGCAGCGGAAGACGCGCACGGGCGCGGCAGCCCCGGTATCGGTAACCAGTAGCAGCGCGGCCAGCACGGGCGGCCACGAAGAAGGGGCCGTTGCAGGCGGGGTGATCCAATATGCCTAGTTTTGCAGACGCTCAGCCGCGCGAGTTGCTTCAGATCCTCGGGGACAAGCCTTCCGTGCTGAACTGGTTTGCGTCCGATGCGGTCAGGAGCGATATTCGCACCGCTGCGAATACCGACGACCTGGCCGTAACAATCCAAGCGGCAATCGATGCCGTTGCTACGCGGGGCGGCGGAGAGCTATTCTTTCCGACTGGGACTTACCTCACAACGGACATTTCCGTTCCTGCCGGCGTGGTTCTCGTTGGCGACAACCGAACGACGATCTTCAAGCGGCACTCCAGCCTTCCGGCGCAAACCGGGCTCATTAATCTGGCTGGCGTGGGCGCTGGGATTAGAAAC